TCTTCGGTACGCCCGGCGTCTAACGACACCGCCCCCGCTCAGATCCTCCCCCTGAGCGGGGGTTACTTTTCCGGGTTCCCCCAGTGCATCAGACAGTCCCGGCTGACGACATGCAGACTGATGCGCATATCTCGCATGTGAGGATACTACAATGGCTTCAACAACTTTCTCCGGTCCCGTCACTTCGACGAATGGTTTTATCGGCGCTGTGACCGGCAACATCACTGGCGATGTCACCGGCAACATCACTGGCGATGTGTTTGCCAGCAATCAGAGCCTTTCAGGCGCTGGGGCTGTCAACATCACGGACATGCTGACCTCGCTGACGACGACTGGCGCTTCGCAGGCCCTGACGCTTGCCAACGGCACTGTTGGCCAGATCAAAATCATCATTCATACCGTTGATGGCGGCAGCGCGGTTTTGACGCCTACGACGAAGATCGGCTTCTCTACGGTCACGTTCACCGCTGTGGGTGATTCGGTCGCTCTTATCTACACTGCCACTGGTTGGGCGATCTTCGGCACTCGCGGCGCGACGGTTGCTTAATTTGAGTGAGGGTTTCGGCCCTCATTTTCACAGGAGGTAGATATGGCTGATGCAGTTGCTACACAGACGCTGCTCGACGGCGAGCGTCTGGTTATCCAGAAATTCACCAACATCTCTGATGGAACTGGTGAAACTGCCGTCAACAAGATTATCCCGGCCAATCTTTCACCCAATGCGTTTGGGTTGGCTTGCAATGGCGTGAAGATCAACCGGATCTGGGCGACGACACACGGTCTTGAGGTTCGCATTCTTTGGGATGCAACCACTGACGTTTTTGCGTGGATGATCCCGCAAAACACAAACTATTTCATGGACTTCTCAGATTTTGGCGGGTTGCAAAACAACGCTGGAGCCGGGAAGACAGGAAATGTCGCATTCACAACTGCTGATGCCAGTTCTGGCGATATGTACTCGATTGTCATCGAGGGCATCAAAACCTACGCTACAGCTTAAGGGGACATGTCATGGCAAAAGGCCCGATGTACGTCAAAGACTTCAATTTTTCCTCAGCTGGCAAGACGGTTGGTCGATGCAATGACAGCATGACCAAGATGGCCAGCGGCGGCTACTACTCCAAGGGCGGTATGAAAGAGCCTGCCACTGGAGAGATGTACCCCAGCCGCCGCGCCATGATGAAGCATGAGTCGATGGAAACCCCGCGCATGCAGCGCGATGAGGTGATGCAGAGCCGCACGGTGAAGGCCCCGATGCGCCGCCAGATGCCTGTTGCCCCTACCGCCCCCATGATCCAGCCGGGGGGCATGAAGAAGGGCGGCTTCGTCAAGGGCGGCACCGGCATGGTCAAGACCGAAGGCACCCTTGGCATCAAGGGAAACAAGAACCCCGGTGAAAGCAATGGCAAGCCCACTACGGCTACCAAGAAGGGCAACGTTGCCTTTAAGAAGGGCGGCGAAGTTAAAAAGTATGCTGATGGTGGACCCGCCGCCCCGATAGAAAAAACGCCGCTGACCATACAGGGCCAACAACAGGCTGGCGCTCTAAACCAGATGGCTGCGCAGCAGCGGCTTACCCCCAGCCAGATTGCTCGCCAGCAGGCAATGGCGGCGCAGGCGGCTGGAAAGCCTATGTCGCAGGCCCAGCAGCAGGCTGGTTTGCAGCAGGCGATGACCGCTTCGCAGCAGCCGGGGTATAACCCTAATATGCAGCAGCAGAATTTGAGCGGCGCTCCGCTCGGTCAGCTTGGTCAGCAGCTCACACCAAGCCAGATCGCTCGTCAGCAGGCTATGGCAGCTCAAGCAGCAGGCCAGCCAATGTCACAGGCCCAGCAGCAGGCTAACTTGCAAGGGGCTATGTCAAATTCGCAGATGATGCAGCAGCAATCGCAGTTGGACGCTCAAGCACTGGCGGGTAGGCAGGCCATGCCTGCCGGTAGACAGATTATGCCCCCGACCCAGACCATGCTTGCCGGTAGCCAGCCCATGCCTCCGGGCGTAGGGGCTCCTATGCAAATGACACCTCAGATGCAGCAGCAGATGATGGCGCAGTTTGAAGCTGCTCGTTCTGGTCAGGGCATGCCCGGTGGGCAGCAGGCCCCGCAGGGTCTTGGTCAGGCAATGGGCGGGCAACCGCTGGGGCCAGCACCCGCAGGGGCAACGCCTCCGCCCGGTTATGGTTTTGGCAACTCGCAGAATGCCCCTCCGCAAGCGCCTCCCGCGCAGATGGCGGCTTATCAACAGCAGCGCATGGGTCAGCCCCTTGGTGTTGCGCAGCCGATGCCGACCCAGCAGGGCATGCAGCAGCAAAGCCAGTTCAATGGTGGCGGCATTGGCCAATATGGCGGGGCTGTAGGCCAGATGGGCATGGGCATGGGGAAATTTCCATGAAAAGCAAGAAAATCCCCAAAGCCGGAGCCTACAAGGTTCCCAAGGTGATGAAAGAGTTCAAGGCTGGAGAGCTTCACTCAGGCAGTAAGTTTGGGCCGAAGGTCTCCAACCCAAAACAGGCTCTTGCCATTGCCCTTTCAGAAGCTCGGAAAGCCGCGAAGAAGTAGTTTTGCTTCACGGCAGTTCTGGCTATAATAGGCGAGCGGCCATCTTGACTGCGAGGCTGGATTATCATGGCTGTTTCTGGAACTGTAAGCACCACGCAATTCAACACGATGAAGGTGATTGATCACGCCTTCCGTCGCTGTCGAATGCTGCCGCAGCAAGTCACGTCTGAAATGATCTCGATAGCGAAGGACAACCTGTATCTGTTGTTGTCCTCGCTTGGCAGCATTGGCGTACCGCTCTGGTGCATTGAGAAGGAGATCCTGCCCTTGTACATAGGGCAGGCGGTCGTTACCCCTTCGAAAGGTACGATGGACATTCTCAACGCCAATTATCGCTGGCTTACGCGCCAGAATGGGCCGGTGCAGTACAGCTCTGCCGGTGGCATCGTTGAGTATGCGTTCGACGGCGATCTCGACACAGCATGCACCCAAACGTCGATCAATGGGAACATCAAGATCTCGTTCATTGGATCTGATCCAATCGACGACCCTCAGCCTGCCGTTCAGGTGACGACTGTTGGCATAATGATGGCCACAACCGGCACCTTCAATCTGAACTTCGAATGGTCAAACGATGACGTCACATGGACTTCGTGTCTGCTTCCGGGCGCTACAGTCTACACCGCTGGCCGGTGGAAGTGGTACGACATCGACGGAACCGTGCCGGTGAACTATTTTCGCATGCGCGAGACGGGTGGCAATACCCTCAATGTCGTTGAGTTCTATGCCTCCAACAACCCCACCGAGATCCCTCTGGCTCGCATGAACCGCGACGACTGGACAAACTTCCCGAACAAGACGTTTCAGGGTCGCCCGCTTCAGTATTGGTTTGACCGCCAGCGCGACTATCCCACGATGCAGATATGGCCCGTGACCGACTCGACCAGCATGTTTGGTCAGTTCGTGATCTGGAAACAGCGGTACATCATGGACGTTGGCGCGGTCACGGACGAGCTGGACATTCCTCAGCGGTGGTATGAAACCATCGTCTGGCAGCTTTCATGGCGTCTTGCAATGGAGCTTCCTAACTTCGACATGACGCTTCTGCCTTCGATCAAGCAGACGGCTGATGAGTCGTTGAAGATCGCGCACGATGAAGAGCGCGACAACTCGCCCATCTACTTCACCCCCAACATCTCGCCGTACACACGATGAGCGTCTTCTACGACCCACGCGGCAAATCAACTTACGGCATCGCGATCTGCGCTCGGTGTTCGCGGAAGATGTCGCTCACCGATCTGTCGCCAGATCCAAACTATCCCGGACTCTATGTGTGCGATGTAGACAAGGACGAGTTTGATCCTTACCGCCTGCCTGCGCGCCAGCCTGAACAGATTTCCCTGTTCCATCCTCGGCCTGACACCGACATCGCCTTGACGATGCGCGGCACAATTTCGCAAGATGGCGATGAGTTCATCACCGATGAAAGCGGAGGTGAGTATCTCGTACCATGACGAACAACCCTCGCGTCCCAACAAATCTGATCCCTACAAGGATTTCGCAGCTTCCAGAAGCCACGCAGATCCTTGCCACTGACACAACGATTGTTGTTCAGAACGGCGTGACAAAGCGCGCCGCCTTTGGCCAGTTTATTTCATACGTTGGGCCTACCGGACCCACGGGGCCAGCCGGGCCTACGGGCGCTACCGGGGCAAGTTCCACCGTTCCCGGCCCTACTGGCCCAACAGGAAGCGTTGGGCCACGAG